TGGGTTCTCGTAAATCTCGAACGCCTCGCTCCTTGCCTGCGCAGGTTTTGATGCGAAAATTCCACCATGCTTATAGGGCATGTCTATAACCCGCGTCATGGCAAGGTCCGACTGCGGCCCCATCGCCGAGCGCAATGCCTCGGCTGTCAGGTCCCCCTGCCCTCCGGGAAGCGCACCGCCTACCGCGCCCTTGCGCCTGGCAGCACTGAGCACGGCATCGGTCGCCGCTCGGGTGCCGGCGCCTACGGCCTTCAGACTTCCACCAACAGCACCGCCCCAATCGGCGGCAAGCATGGCGGTATCCGCAGCGCCTTTCTTCAACTGCCAATTAAGCCGATTCTCCGAGCTGAAGTCCGCATAGACGTTGACCTCGCCCTCGGCCGCCCGCCGCGCAGCATCCAAAGGCGCCTCCAGCGCTTGCTGTCCCAGCCATCCCAGCGCATCGCCTATGCCAGGGATTTTCCGCATCTCGCCGGCTTGCTCGTTCAGATATCCAAGGGGGCCCTCGATGCCACTTCCCAGCCTTTCCTGCCATGTCGGTGGCGCGGACCGGAAGCCTTCCCGGTTCCTGCGCGCCTCTTCGAGCTTCGCCAAGATACGTGACATCAGAAAGCCCCGTACTCGCTTTGCTTCGGTGCCGCGCCCAATGCCTGTAGCTGGTCTATCTCGTGCTTTGCCTCGGCCTCGTCGACGTCTGCCTCTATCCCAACAAGCTTCACCCGCTCGGCAAGCACATTCAACGCGGCGTTGACCTGGGAGGTCATCTGTTTCGTCTGCTCCTGCATCTGGGTGGCTTGCAGCTTGGCCTCCGCTTTCACCTTTTCCATGTCCGTCATCAGCGAGTATTGAAACTGCATCTGCTGCTGCTCGCGCTGCATTTGCTCCTGCTGTTGCCGCTGTTGCGCTTGCAGTGCCTGCTGCTGCGCCTGCTGGCTTTGCTGCGAGCTTGGATCCAGGAAATACTGCTCGGGGTTGGGAAGTCCGGCGAGCCGGGCCATGTCTACGCGAGCCTGGTATTGCGCATCGAGATCCGATAGCACGCCCATCTGCCCGTTCTGCGCGTCCTGCGCATACATCTGTTGCATCTGCATTAGAGCGCCGGCGCGTTGCGATCGCTCGCCAACGCTCATCCCCGTTGCTATCGTCATGTCCTCGCGCGCCGGCCAGTCGGCGGGTCGCGTCTCCGACCACCCGGCGCTGCCGGGCAGCGTGATCGGGTCGGAGCTGTACTGCCTGAGCAAGCGGTGAAGCTTGCGGAATACTGCCTTGACCAGTGTCTCGCATAAATTCTTGGCCACCATCGCGTTCAACTGCTCGATGGCGCCCATCATGCGCTCCATGCTCCAGTCCCCTCCCTGACTTATCGCCGATGCGCCCGAGGTTGCATCGATGGCCGCCCCGCCTTTGTCTTTTCTCATCGTGTCGAGATACGCCAGAAAGGCGAAAGCGTCCTGGGGGATCTGGTCCGATGGTATGGCGAACACTCCACCTGGTGTCCTGCAACGGATATACCCGCCCATCTGCGCGTTCAATGCGTCGGTAGGATTCGCATCGCCCTCGACCAGGCCGCGCTGTTGGCGCATGGCTCGTTTCGTGATATTGCGAATGTCCCGGATCATGTCCGTCTTCGTGTCCTGGATCATGCGCAGCCTGTCGAACAGGCTGACACCGTCCCAGGTGAAATGACCGAGGTATCCGACGCCGATACAGAACGGCTGCTGATCCCATGTCTCATTCGATAGCAGCTCTTCCGTGCCCTGGCTGCCGCCAGCGGTGACAACGCGCCGCAGCTCGGCAATGCCGTCGCCATCGAAATCGATGTGGTAATACGATTCGCAGACAGTGAGGTATTCGGTGGATTCGTGCCCGGTGCGTAATTCGTTGCTCGTGTAATCCCGATCATACCGCCTGGTGGACAGGTCGGTCGCCGAGATTGAGTTGATGGTCTCGCGGTCGAAGCCAAGCTCTATAAGTTCCGAGCGGGACACCGGACGCTGGTGCGCCAGGAATCGCGCCTCGTCTGGATCGGGACAGGAGGAATTCGTGGCAATCAGAAATTCATCAAGCGGAACTGCAGAAATAAGCGGCTTGCTGGTCTGCTTGTAGCGACGGGAGGTAGTCGTGGCCGTACCCTGCTCTTCGTTGACCTCGCCATCCATTATCTCGATGGACTCGCCCTCGGCTGCCTGCATGATGCCGGGGAGCATGTCCAGCGGTAGGTCCTGTGATTGCGCGTACTCGACGCTGGTCCGCTCCTCCCACGAGACTTTCATGATGCCGGCGCGTTGGAGCATGGCATCCTGCACCGCGGCATTTGCTGCGAGATAGAATCCGCACTGGGAGGCCACATGGTTTACCGCTCGGGTCTCCATGTTGGCGCGCTGTTCGTCTTCTTCGTTGAACGGGCTGAATTCGACGGGCGCCGCTCCCGAGAAGGCCGGCATGATTTCAGCGCATACAGCGTACACGGCATCTTGAACGTCAGTGGAAACGACATCGCTTAGCCCCTGGGCAATGTCCGCATCGACAGGCGGTGCGGGCAGATCGGCGTTGAAATACGCCAGCGCGGTCTCGCGCATCCCGCGGCGCTCGTCGTTGTATCCGCTGGCCCAATTTACCTCGTCATCGATAGCTCCCAATAGATCGTCCACCGACATCGGGTCCGGTTGTGGCGTCTCCTCGGGCATTGATGCTTCCTGTCCAGGGTATTGTTCCTGCTCCAGCGCTAAGTCCTGCACGTTTTCGGTCCTCTGGTACTGTTGCGAAAGCTCGCATGGCATCGGCTGCGTGGCTGCACCAATCATGCACGGGCGACGCCTTCAGCGCGCCTAGCTTGTCGTTATAGTCCGCTCGATAGAGGGATAGCGCAAGCCTGCCGCGATACACCCGCTGGCCGCGCTCGCTGTCGTCATGGTGAAAATACATACGCGGAAGGAGTGAGCGAACCGACTGGATCCCCTCCATTACCGCCGAACTGTCTTTGGGCCTCGGCACCCGCTCGAAGGTGATTCCATGCTGCTCGGCAACGGCCATGCGGTTATGTCCGCCGACAGAGCTCCAGTCCTGATTTGCGATGTCGTGCGGTGCCAGGTGCTTGTGGTATTGATAAGGCTGTTCCTTCAGCCATGAGGCATAGAAATCCACGCCCACGCCGCTGGACTCGTAATAGTCGATGGCAGCCCACGAGTTGTCGCGGTACGGCATAAGGACCCAGATTGCGGTGGCGTCGCTGACGCCGATGTCCCACGCGGTTGTGACGGAAAAGGCCGGATCATAGTCGATGGCGACCATGCGCCCATCGCTCTCAAGCTGCTCCATGATCGCACCGTAGTACGCGCCCCGGATTGCGGCGGTGAAGCTGCACTCCATCTCTTGAGCATAGGCTGCTTCCGACATTTCGCGCTTGGCTGCGTCCAGCTCATCCTGGGAAATCAGCCCGGTCTCCGAAGCCCGGAACATGAACCGAGACCAACCCGGCGCGTGCTCTGCCTGCTCCCAGAGCTCGAAGAAAGGTCCCTTGCCGGCGGGCGTGCCGATGAACATGGCGTAGCCGCCTCTGTCGCTGAGCATCGGCCGAACCACGTGGGTCCATGTTTGCGGAGCCATCTGCGCCATTTCGTCGAGAATTGTTCCGTCCAGGTATCCGCCTCTTATAGCATCCGGATTATCGCTTCCGAATAGCTGAACGCGCGCGCCCGTGGCGAAGTCAACGCGCAATTCCGACTCGTTGATATTGGTGCCGGGTATGGCACGGGTGAAAGATTTAAGATAATCCCATGCCACCATTTTGGCTTGGACGCGCAGTGGAGCTATATAGGAGTAGCGCGCGTTCTTGCGGGTGGTGTTGAGCGCGCTATAGACGAGACGCTGGATGGCCGCGACCGTCTTACCACAGCGACGGTGGGCAATCACGACATTGAAACGGCTTTGGTTCCTACCGAATAGCGGCAGGAAGTTCTTTCTTACCTCTATATCTACCTCTACGTCTGGCATATTACTCTGGGGGGGACGCAAATAGCTTGCTCGCAAACTTGTATAGGTCGATAACCCCGCGCCTTTTCAAAACACCTGCCGCGCGCTCCAGCTCCGGCGTCCATCCTCTCGGCGGGTTTATCGCCATGTTCGACATAATTGCTTGCGTCGCCAGATAGTACAGAGCCGTCTCCAGCTCCAGCTCTTCCCGGTTTGACTCCAATTTTTCAATGCTTGCGATATGTGGCATATCATTCGGCGTGCGGTACTACGCGGACCTTCATGGTTGTTTCTTGCTTTATATCTTGGCGAGAAGTTTCCACACGGGAGTAGCGTGTGGTTTCCACCCATTTCAACGCCTGAATGTCGCCTTCGAGCGCTTTAGCGTAGACACATTCCGCTATCTTGCTTTCCGCTACCGCCCGGCCTCGCGCGATTGCCGCAGCGAACGCGGCGTTGTCCTTCTTCCTACGGACGAAAACATCCGCGCTGATCCCAATTACATCGCAGATCCGATCCCGGCTCAAGCCGAACCCCGATAACTTCTCCATCTGCCGAATCATATCCGGAGTCAGGTTGATTTTATTCTGCCCGCCACTTGGCATTATATTTTCTCGCAAGGGGTTCGCCGTCTCAAGGTGAAAGTATACACCACGGAACCACCAAACGCTCAAACTCCCGCATCATCCTCCAGACTTTCTCTCCTCGTAGTACGCGCCCTCCGGTCCGCACTCGCCACCTCGGGCGCGATAGCGATAGCAGTCCCCCGGCCGCCCCGTCACGACATCCGGATGGCGGGTGCAGCACCATCGGCCAGGTCCCCACTTTACGATTCTCACGGCATGGGCGCACTCGGCGCAGATACGCGCAATCATTTCGGACACTCCCGCGGCTTCAGAGCCAGCGAATGAGCCGGCGGAAGCCAGCCCGAGTCGGGCATCGGTGGGCTGAGTCGAATCCTCGGGAGGGATTCCAGCCTAAGCCGGCGTCGGCGTTGAGCCGCGGTCTCCCCCTCCTGCTTGATGGGCGTGGATTTGGCCCATTTGGTGCCGCTTCCCCTGCGATCCATGCATTGCCTGCATATCGTTTGCAGGCGCTTTTCCCTCGCGTATATCTGCTGATGGGTCTCCTCGACCACCTCGCCGCAGCAGGCCCGACGGCTCAGGTAGAGGATCGTCTTCTTGGATCCGCCGTCCTTGATCGTGCTCAGGACGGTGCAGCCAGCCTCCTCGACCACCGTGCCCATCGGATAGGGTTCGGTAAAGCGGCGAAACCGCTTTGGTTTCGCCCTGGACTTGCGAGGCTTGCGCTTTTTCGCCGGGGCGTCGCTCATTGATACCGCCTCTCGGCTTTCACCCGGCGCCGGCGTCTGGCCTTGTCCCGGATCGCCTTTTCCTCCTGCTCGGCGAACGCGCGCCATGCTCGGATCTCTTCGCTTTCGGCGGCATCGGTCATCCGCCTATCAGTGCGCTTTTTCATCTCGCCACCTCCGGCGCCCGGTGGAACTTCCAGCCATGGCTCTCGATCCGGTTGGCCGCGCGTTTTCCGATATACGCGACGGCGTAGCTGTACGGGACCGGTGCGTTGTGCAGGCTCCCCAGTCCCCACTCGCGCATGAGCGGTCCTGCTTTGGCTATGTTGTGGTACATCTGCGGCGCTGACAGCTTCGGGCCGTGGGACGCCGACTTCCACAGGATTCTCCCGTCGTCCATGAGTGCGGCGGAATATTTCGCCACTCTGAACGCATCCTGCCATTTCCATGATCCTCGGCACTCGGAAACGATCCGCTTCGTCGTGATCCGGGACGCCAATGTTTTCATTTTCATTTCTCTCTCCGGTGGTTGCGCTCCGAAACCGGGAAGGCCCGGAGCTGGGTGTCATGCTGCCACTAATGCATCCAACCGGTCGTATCCCGGATCGGCGAGAATGACGCCCATGGTTCCCCATTCCTCCAGGTCTTCGGGGAGGATTGCAGAAGAATCAACTCTCAGGCTGGCAACGCACGTCTGCCCGAAGAGCTCCCGGTGGCCCTTCGCCCACACTTTATCGACGTTGATTCCCCGGAAGAATTTGAGCGTTTCGGCCCTGTGCTTCTCTGCGACATTCAGTCGGTCATATTCCGAGTCCAGCTCCAAGCCGCCCTTTTCACTTGTTACGATCAGGTTAATTTTGAATTTCACTTCGTTTCTCCGGTGTGGTTTTTTCTGCGACTGGAGGTAGTATACGCCTTGCAACACTCACGGTCAAGCGCTTTGCGCCATTCATTCGGCTCGAATGCAGCCTTTTCAAGTTTGGTGCGCGGAAAAAAACTTGGTGCGCGAAGCAAGCTCCGCACACCAAGGAAAAGGGGGGAAATATATCCGCGCTCTTTGGTGCGCGGTATATTATTTCCCTATAGGGGACCGCGCACCAAAACGGGAGATTTTGGCCGCTCGGCAAAACGGCGTTTTCGGGCTGTTTTCAGTGTATACACGCGGTACCATTTCAAGAAACCCGCGCACCAAGCGGGAAGAGATACACACGAGCCCCACCACGAGAGCCGTCCGAGTCCAGATGCCGCTCCTCCACCCTGCCGGCAGCTTTCAGCTTCGACACCGCAATCCGGATGCCATCCCGAGAGATATCCATATCCTTCCGGTAAGCCGTCAGCGTGTTCTGCGTCAGATGCTCGCCTGCGTTGGTCTTCGAGATCAGGAAGCGCTCCACCTGATCCATTTCCGACTTGCTCTTCTCCTCGGGCGTATCTCGTCTCTCGAAGGCATGCGTGTAAGCGTATCCCGTCCGCGCGATCCATATCGGCGGCAGATCGGGCGCCGAGTAGCTGCATTTGTGCCGGATCAGTCGCAGGATGCCGGTCTGGGCGCCTTGAGCAAGCTGTGATGGCGGCTTGGCATCTTTCGGCGTATCCAATGTGGCCACCATGCGGGCGCCGTCCGGAAGCGCGCTGCCGCCCCTGCTGGAGTATTGGTCGGGAGACTCGGCGCGGGCATTGCCCTTGCCCGTGTGATGCACGTAGCGTACGCAGCATCCCAGGTCGCGGATGATGTGCCGACCCACTTCCACGAGCGCCTGCTCGTTGTCATTCACGAAGCTCTCGGACGCTCCAAACGAAACCGTCGGGTCGAAAACCACCTGAGCCGGCGGGTCTTTGCGGTAAGCCTCGCAGATTTGATCCGCCACCACGGTTCTATTGATGTTGCCGTCCTGGACGAAAATAAGCCGCTTCGACGTACCCGTGACGTCGAGAATCGTTAGGTTTGCGAAAGCGCGTTCCGTGTCGGCGTCGGACAGGTCCAACGCGGCGACTATCTCTCGGAATCGGGCAATCAGCCGTTCACGGAAATCCTCCTTTGTCACGAACAGGGTCCAACCGGGCGCCATTACATCCATACCCCAAAGGCGCAATCCAAGGGCTATATGCACAGCCTCGTAGAGAAGCAAGGTAGTCTTCCCCACGCCTCCCGGTGAAACGGTCAGCGCAAGATCCGC